ATCTTTCAGTTGAACAGCAAAAGTCTTTTATTGTATTTGCTTCATCTTGTCTTATTGTTTCGTACCAAAGTTTATCTTTTTTAAAGTCTTTGATTTGTACTATTTGCTCTCGGGTCGTGTTTTTGTAATACCCCATTACTTTTAAATCTTCATTCATAGTTCTAAAATTAAATTGTTATAATATACTCTTGCTAACTCTATTCTTTGTTTAATTTGTTCTATTACACTTTCGTCTTTTGCTATTTTAAAGACTTTCACGCGCTTTTCTTTTGGTATGTGGTCAAAGTTATGTTTCGACTGTACAAAGTCTCTTACATCCAAACTTTCATCAATTAGGTTTTGTTTCCAATGTTCGCGCCTTACTTCATCCTCAACTATTTGAAAAGGTGTGTTGACTAAACAGTAACAAAGTAATGCTTCGTCTTTTCCTGTTAACCACATATAACCCTGTAATTGATAGTAATAGTCTTTATTTGGGCATTCGGTTTCAAAAAATGGAAACGTAGTAGCATCCCAAGAACATTTTACATCCAAAAGAATTTCATTCGTGTTTACGTCTGGAGTTCCAGTTAAATAATCGTTGTTTAGGTTTTCTTCATTCTTGTAAATAAAGCCTAAGTCCAACACATCGTTAACTAATTCGATTCCTTCGTCTTCTACTTCGTTACCTTTGTCCGTGTATCTGCTCCAAAACTCTTTACGTATTCCGTATTTATGTTCTATTGCAAGTTCTTGAATGTAAGTCTTTGTGGTTTTAGATAGAACCTCTCCTTTTGTTTTAGGAGAGGTCATCAATTTACCTAATTGTGAGCAACGGATTCTCATAATTTATTTTTTTCTAATTCATCAACTTTAGCCTTATAAAAATGTATTTCAGATTTTAATTGTTGATTTTCTTTATTAATACTTCTTAATTGGTATTCGTGTCTATTTACTCTTTCTTTATAATATGATAAACTATCAATTGCTTTTTCATATCTATCTAAGATTTCTTTTATAATAACCTCTTTCATACTAATAAAAGTGCTTTAGTTTGTAACTCAGTTAACTCAAATCTTTGTTTCAGTTCTTCTATTGTGTAAGTTCCTTTTTGGATAGCTACAATAGCTTTTTCAAAATGCTCTGAAGATATTTTCTTTTTTTCGTTTCTTTCAGGGTTGTTATGCTTTTCTAATTCTTTTTTAATTGAAATGCTATCCTTGTTAATTTGTTCTCCTGCTGCGTCAACATCTTTATCAGTTACGATACCTAAAATCGAAGACAATGCGTAACGTCTTAAATAAGTTATTGCAGAACCCAATACCTGAAAATCATTCATTCCTTTAAGTTGAACACCTTGTGGAATATCAGTTTTGCTTTCGATGTTTTCTCCGCTTTCACAATGGAATAAACAAGTAACTATTGTTTGTCCATTAATTAACTGAGTAAATCCTAATCCGTGTTTTTGTAACAATGGGTTAATTACTTCAAAGATTTTAGGAAGGTCAGCATACGAATATCCGTAGCCTTGCGTTCCTTTGTGAATTACTGGCACTTCCTGTTGAAATGCTGCTAAACTTTTAAATAGGTTTTTCATAATATGAATTTTAATTGTTTGACAAATATAACTATATTTTTTAATATAACAATGAAATCAAAAAAAATTACAAAAATTTCTTTAATCCAGCAGCACATCGTTCTATGCTGTTTGCTCGTTCCTGAAGGCTTTGGATTTGTTCTTGGATTGTTTGCTTACAATCGCTTGTAAAATAACCGTTAGACGTAGCAATCAGAGGGATGATGCCATTTGTGCGAATGTAGTTTACCATTTTACGTAAACGCGGACCATTCATTTTAGTTTTATAACCTTTCGTGTTTAGGTATTCGTTCATTCGGGTTACTATTAACTCCGATTTAATAGGGTTCGCCTTTTTGTAATTACGGAATCCGTGAACTAAGATAGGCAAAATCTCCATTTCTTCGCTTGTAAGTTCGTGTGTGAACTCTTCAAAATTTGTTACTGACATAATTAATACTTTTTAAAAACTAAAATGTTTTGATGAACCTTAACTAATTTTTTGCTTTTCATATTACCATTTGCTCTCATTGAAGCACTTGCAATAGCATTTAATAATATTGCTTCATTATAAAATTTCATTCCGCATTTTTCAAAAGCACGAATTGTATCAGGAACAAAACCTATATAATTTCCGTTTTTATCTCTAACCTCACCAACAACAAAACAAGCTAATGCGTCTTTTTTTAATAATTTACAAGATTTTTCTATAATACTTTCATACGCTTTCATAAATTCTATATATGGCATATTTGAAATATCACCTTTTAAATCACTATATACCTCTAAATCCGCATAAGGTGGGCAACTAAAAACAAAATCAAATTCTTTATTAAATCCATCTAAAACCAAATTTGAATCACCTACAAACCAATTAGGTTGATTTGTTATATCTAAAATTTCTAACGCTTGTTCTCTATTGCTATCAATTTGTTCTTGTCTTATGTCGATTTCCGTATATTTATACCCTAATTTATTTGCTACAATACCTCTAACTGAACCACCTGCAAAACAATCTAATATTTCGCCACCTTCAATACAAAACCATTTATATAAAACTTCACATAATGCTGGGTCAAAAATAGAAACATAAGAAGCACTATTCTTTTCTTGTTTAGTTGTATCCATATTAATTACTACACTACTCCTTCCTATTTCGCTTTTAATACCTAATGAAGCCCACAACTTTTTTCTTCTTTGCCAATTACCACTTTTTGTATCTAATACGCTAAAAGGTGGTTCAATAAATTGTTCTCTTAAGATTGGGTCGGTAATTATTTCATTACCAAATAAATCATAATTTTTCATAATATAGTTTTTAATTGTTAAGGCAAAAGTAATTATTCTTTTTAATATAATTACAATTCTTTTATTTTATTTTTATAAGTCAACATAATTTCTCGCAATTCCTCTTTGGTGTATCTTCTTTCTGTTGCTCCATTTTCCTCTAACCATTCAACTCGTTCAACTCCGATTTTGTTAATTAGCCTTTTTCTGTATTCAATTTGATTACCTGAAAGCATCACGTTGCATTTATAACAACTTACCCAAACATTATCTTCGTGAAATCGTACGTTTGAATGTCCTCCAGCACTTAAATAATGCGAAGCGTGTCTTACTCCATTTATTTGTTTACCGCAGCTTATACACTTTTCGTGTTTATCTCGCTCACGTATAAAGCGATTAAATACTACTTGAGTCATATTTATAAAGTCTTGAATAGTTTCTAAGTCTTGTTTCATTTTCTGCTTTTTAACCTTCCATACTTTCGCCTTTTCGGATTCTACCCAAACACGAACGCACTCATCTTTTAAGCAGTATTTCTGAAGGAATTTAATAGGCTCAAATTTCTCTTTACAATGCTTACACTTCATAATTCGTAATTTTTGGTTTGTAATTGTAGTTGCAAATCAAGAACCTTAAATTTTTCTTCTTGAAGTAACTTTTCAAGTCTAAAATTTTGCTGTAATGCTGTTCTTAGTTCCTTTTCCATAGCATCGTAGCTAATCTTCACTTGTTGTAAGTCTGCTAAGCTACGTTCCATTGAATGTATTAAATCATATCTATTTGAAGCACGTTCTTTTATTTCCTCAAGACTTAGTTTAATCTTTAAATAAGTAGTGTCTAAGTTCACTTTGCCAGTTATAATTGTCAATTCATCCATTTATTCGTGTTTTTGCTTGTTATAATTTACAATTTATCCCGTTTTATCCCGTCTAACTTTTCAGACCTTATAATTTTTCTATTTCGTCTTTTACTTGATTCCAATATAAATCAAAATTCCAACCAATACTATTTTCTTTACCATTATATGTAGATACTTTTGTCGCTTCAATAATCTCATCTATTGAAATTAAAGCACATTTTTTAGCAAAATGCTTTTCAGTTAAAAGAAATTGGTATTTATCAATTAATTCTATTGCTTTTTGTTTAGGTTTCATATTTTAAGTTAAGTTAGTTAAGATAGTTAAAACGGAACATCGCCTTTACTTTGTTTCATCTTTTCGCTAAACGAAAGTAATTCTTTTCCGTTAACCACATCGGGTTCAATCAAAGGAAGTTGTTTAGCTGGAAAACTATTTGAAACGGTTACAGATTGTAACGGGTTGACTGAATTA